CGTATGAAATGTCACCAAGAGTTGATTTAGCTATTAAAATGAGTAAAATTTATAATTGCGAACTAGGAGACTTTATTTTTTTAAAACAAAATATCGCTTTAAGCGGTGAGAAAGGAGCGTAACAATGAGAAAGAAAAAAGACGGAATAGCAACAAAGAAATTTGTTGCAAAAGCAATTAGAAAATATCATGCAATAGAGATGAATAGGTTATTGACAGAAGATCATCAAGAAAGAATTTATAATTCGAGCAGGATGATTATTGCGCTGGAGAACCTTTCAGAAAAGTTCTCCGTATTGGGTACACCATCGCTTCGTGGATTAGCTCTTATGCTTGGTTTGAATTTTGTTCTTTGGATTCTTTTTCTATGGTGGATTGAACAAACTCTTTCACAGCACGGTCTTTCATAAGAATATTTAAGACATGGTCAGCATCCTTTACAAAAAGATTAAGGCGGGATTTTGAATATAAATAATTCGGTTCCTCAGATAAAACCTTTTTTAACCCTGCAATGTGTCTATAGTGATGTACGATGGCTTTTAGATCCTCGGAGTCAATAGTCTCTGCTAAAAAATATTTCACATTATCCCATTCTTTTGTTGGAGCATCTCTTAAGAGTTTTGAACATGAAATGAATGCCTCATTACTGGAATAGCGTTTTTTGAGCCAAAAAGAATGGTCACTAATTTCTGTATATAGCAATATTAAGCAGTTTGAAAGTTTCTGCTTTTGAGATTTTTTCCGATTGAATTCTAGATAAAAAGTTCCTGCAAACCCAGATAAAAGGGAAATTATTATAGTTATGGCAAGTGACATAATTGTCATAAAATCACCTCCTTCCTGTTAATAATTATAAGAAGGAGCAGGTTCTTTTACAACATAAAAAAGAAACACCCGCTTTGCCCTGGAAAAGTTTAGCGAGTGTTTCTTGCCACCAGCCGAAGCTGACGAGAACATTATATCACAGTTTCGGTTGGTATATCAACTTTGAAAGAGGGATATACCATGAGCAAGAAAGATGAAGCTTTGGCAAAATTTGTCGAAGTGGTAAAAAAATTAAGTCCTGAAGAATTTGAAGATAAGTATGTTAAGGAGAAAAGCACTTTTCAGATGGATAAAGTAAGAATAGATGAATTCGGGCTTACTGTAGAAAACAAAGAAGGGAGTGAGGAAAAATGATTGTAGAATGTCCACACGTTGGAATAAGAGAGCTTTCAGAAGCGTGGGGCGTTAGTACCAGAACAGTAAAAGAATGGCTTGCCGGTGCAGGTATTACAACAGTAGTACGTGGGAGATATCGTGTATCAGATGTTACGAGATATGCCGAGCAGTATGGCAAACCAAAACTATCTAACCGTGAGCGTTTAGAAGTGCTACAGCTACAAAAAGCTTTAGATAATGCTAACGCTCAGATAGCAGAATTGCAAGAATGTCTGCTGAAAGTATCAGGAGTAACAGCTGATGCCGTTCAAAAGATAGTTAGGCAGATGAAAAAAGAAACTGAAATAGTAGAAATGAGGCAGAGCAGATGAAAGATATTTATTTAGCATACTTAGCAGCAGTTGATTTAACAGCAGACTTGCTTAATAGCATCGCAAGGTATCCGGCATTGTGGCTTTTTACTTTGGTAGCGATACTTTTTGCTGCAAGGATGATCTACAACATAGGTTACGCTATGGGGCAGGTGGCAGGCTTATGATTAGAGATTTTACCGTAGCAACTACTGCAATATTTATTGGCACATACGTAGCTATTATGGCTGCTGTAGTGACAGTAGGGGTGCTTCGGTGATTAAAAAGATTTTAGTTATAATAATAGTTTTATCTGGTTTGTTGTTATCGGGTTGTGGAAATGAATTAAAACAAGGTGAAGTCTACGAGAAGGAATTTAAACCAGCATACGATCAGTTGATGTTTATACCAGTCGTAATCTCTAATGGCAAAACCTGCATGACTATATTGACCCCATATTTTTACCACTATCCCGACCGGTATGTTATTAGGATTAAATCTTTCAAAGACAATGAGTGGCTGACCAATGAAATTTATGTTAGTAAAAATGTCTATGACAGTATCGTTCTTGGAAGTGAGTTCGAATATGTCGAAGGTAGGGATTTGTTGAATGAGCCATATACAAGAGAGAAAAAAGAAAAAGAGCTACCAACGGTGCAACGTTGATAGCTCAAGGTGGACATGTAAATTTTACGAAGTTTAGCGTCCACCTTCATTTTAGCATGAGCGAAGGTGATTTGTAAATGGATAAGTTACAGCAGGAGTTTGAGAGTAGTGTAATCTTCAATGGTACTCAAACAAAAATTGATCGATTGAATGCTGCGGTAGAAATAATAAAAAAGACGTTTTCAGAACCTGTTAAATTTCCAGTCCGTTCATCTCCGTATCCGGTCGTTATATGTGCGCATTGTGGATGTAGAGTGCCAATAGAGGATACACGCTGTAGATGTGGCGGTCAAACATTTAGAGAGTTTTAGGAGGACGTAGAGATGAATGAGAAAGAAAAGTTAGCGGCATTTCGTGCGCTTCAGCAAGCATACGGTGAGCCTAAAGTAACCGCAAAGCAGGCGGTAAAACTGCTTAGACGTGCAGATCGGTGTAAAGGGAGGAATAAGTAATGTTTAAAAAGGCAGAACGAAAAAGAAGCTATGTAAAAATTGCTTTGTGTGGCGTATCTGGAAGTGGGAAGACCTATTCTGCATTATTGATGGCACAAGGGTTAGGTAAAAAGATAGCTATGATCGATACGGAGAATGGCAGCGGCGAACTCTATTCTGATTTGTGTGAATATGACGTTGCGCAAATTGTCCCACCTTTTACTACTACGAATTACATCAATGCCATAAAAGAAGCTGAAAGGGCTGGTTATGATGTGTTGATCATTGATAGTTTGTCACATGTATGGAATGGAGCAGGCGGGCTATTAGAGCAACAAGAACAGCTTGCTAGAACGAAATATAAGGGTAATTCTTGGGCGGCATGGAAAGATATCACGCCAATGCATGATAAATTAGTACAGACCATTTTACAAAGTAAAATACATGTTATTGTGACAATGCGGTCAAAACAAGACTACATTCAAACCGAAGATAAGAAGATTAAAAAAGTTGGCATGGCTCCGGTGCAGCGTGAGGGTCTTGAATACGAATTTACCATCATGTTTGATATTGATCGCGAAAAACATGAGGCTACGGCAAGCAAAGATCGTACACGCCTTTTTGATAATACTGTTGGAGCAATCACACCCGAAACAGGTGAAGCCATCCGCCAATGGATTGATGGCGGGGCAGAAATGTCTGAACCTGATCCAGTGGTTGTACCAGTAGCTGAACCTGCGGCAAAATCTATTGAATATGTGAAATTTGAAGATAACAAATGCTTTGTGCAAGGTAATCATGGCTGGCAGAATGTTGAAGAACTGAGTGTTGAAGCTTTGAAAGTTATTTTATCTAAGCCGCAGTTTGAGAAGGCTCATTCTTGTGCAAAAGCGTGTCTTGACGCAATAGAAGCATCAACAGAGGCTATTTGAAATGAAAACTATAATACAAGACCTGGTTGTATCTAGAGGAACAGAGGGCATTGGCTTAATGTTATCGGTGCCCTTTAGAGAAGCGGAAGAGGTTAAGCAGTTACAAAAGCAATTAGACAAAGGTAAATCCCTTGAAGTAGAAATAAAACCGCTCACAAAGGCGCGTACGCTGTCAGCCAATAATTATTGCTGGCATTTATGCGATGAAATAGCAAAAAAGTTGTCGCAGGAAAAGGTTTATTACAGCAAAGAGGACATATACAGGGAAGCAATAAAAGATTGTGGACCGTACAGAAACTATCATTTCATGGATAAAGAATCGCTGGAGTATATGATTAAAGGCTGGACTGCCGGTAGAATTGGTCGAATCGTCATAGTTACTGGCGATTATGAAGCTGATTTTTATATTGGCAGCAGGGAGTATAACCGTGAACAAATGTCACGGCTTATTGATTGCCTTTTGGCTATGGCAGAAGAGCAGGGAGTTAAATTGAGACCCAGAAGTGACATCGAAGAAATGCTGGATAAATGGGGATCTAAGTATGGCTAAGAGTATCATACAGAAAGAAAAATATTGTTACCTATCTGGAGCGAAAAATGTGCCACTTGAGGAACATCATTGTTTCTTTGGTCCGTTACGCAAAATCAGTGAAAGATACGGCTTTAAAGTTTGGCTTACCCCTGAATATCATAGAGGGAAGAACGGTCCGCATCAGGATAGGCAAACAGATTTACTGCTGAAAAGGGTATGTCAACGTAAGTTTGAAGAAACTCATAGCAGAGAAGAATTTATGGAGATTATCGGAAGAAATTATTTAGACGACTGAAAGGATTATTATGAACTACGTTGCACAGATGAATGCGTTTTGGAGCTGGCGGTTACTCAACCAACTTAATAGCCGAGCTGCTGATTTGTATATGGCATTATTGCACTTTAACAATTTAGGCGGCTGGCAAAAAGAGTTTACCGTGTCCAGCACGATGCTGCAATCGGTGTGTGGAATTTCTCGGACTGAATTAAGTAGGCATAGGAATACTCTAATTCAGATGGGGCTGATTTCATACCAGGGCGGCAAAGGTAGTCGATCAGGTTTTTATCAGATATTTGATTTGTGTATCGTATACCGAACACAAACTGATACACAACCTGTAACGCAACCTGTAACACAAACTGATACACAACCTGTAACACAATCTCGCGCGGAGAAGAAAGTATATATAAATAATATTATTAATAATAAACAAAACGAAAAGAAACAAGAAGCGCCTGATTGTGAGCGGGAAGAATATTTTGCCCGATTTTGGGAAGCATACCCGGTGAAAGTGAAAAAGCCTGTAGCTAAAATCGAGTGGAACAAGCTTGTTGATCCTTGTGTGGAGCTGTACGAAAAAATCATAGCTGCTGTTGAGCGGTATAAACAGACAAGCCGTTGGAAAGAGAACAACGGGGCTTATATTCCATACCCTGAAACATTCTTGCAAGACAGGCGTTGGGAAGATGAGATACGTGTTACAGAGCAGAAAAAAGAATGGGCATGGTGAGGTGATTTGAATGCTTGATATAGGCGATATAGAGGCTGCGTTTGTGGTATGGCGAGCAGCTGGCTTAACTCCACCACCGATGAATGATGTGCAGCGGGAAAACTTTATGGCTAAAACGTTGGAACAATACAAGTATACACAGGTCAATGATTGGGCGGAAGCTGTTGAGTGGGTAGCTAATAACAATACGCGCTGGGCAACGTGGTTCGACATCAATACAGCGCTGTCTATAGTCCGGCAGAATAAAATTGGCGCAGAAAAGAAAGCTATTGAGCGTAATTCTAAAGCGGCAAATGAGTTTGTTAAAAAGTTGTTTGCTGATCTTGCTGCCGGCAAAACATTTGGTGAACTACGGCAGCCAATAAGCGAGAAAGTTAGAGCTGCAGCAAAGAGGATTTTCCCTGATGCCGACGATAGCTTTATAAAGCGTAATTACAACGATATCAGCTTTATCGCAGACGTCGAACGAAAATGCGCTGAATGTATTAATACTGTTGATTGCCCATACAGCGGACATCAACCGTTTTTGAGAGTAGATAAAGAAAGCGGATTTACTTATGTGGTAGCTGATCGTGAACGGTGTTATAAATATCATCCGTTAGTGCCTGATGTAGTACCAAAACGGTCAGCATGTCGTCAAGGTGAATTAGCTAAAGTTTAAAGGAGCGGTAACTATGAAAATAAGTGCAGAAAAATTACAGGAGATTATAGAAAGTCACGGCAGATGGTTGCGAAACGAAGAAGGAGGGGAACGTGCAAACCTCCGCAGTGCAGACCTCAGCAGTGCAGACCTCAGCGGTGCAGACCTCCGCAGTGCAGACCTCAGCAGTGCAGACCTCTACTGTGCAGACCTCAGCAGTGCAGATCTCAGCGGTGCAGACCTCCGCAGTGCAAACCTCCGCAGTGCAGACCTCAGTGGTGCAGACCTCCGCGGTGCAGACCTCCGCAGTGCAGACCTCCGCAGTGCAGACCTCCGCAGTGCAGACCTCGACAAAACATATTATCAAGTTGTTAGAGTTGGTAGTCGCCGAGGAATAACTACTTATTGCGTAGATGACGACAATGTTCTATGCGGATGTTGGAATGGCTTCAAAGGTGGTACGCTAGACGAATTTAAAACTCGTGTAGAGAGTGTATACGGACGTGAAGGTAATAATCCTAACGAGCAATATTACGATGAGTATATGGCGGCAATCACATTCTTTGCGGCAATGAAGGAGATGAAATAATGAAAATTAAAGCAACAACACCATGTTATAAATTCAGGGACGCAACACCGGAAGAGCAGATTGCAAAAATCAAAGAAGAACTGGCTGAGGTAGAAGCTGCTTACACAGAGTTTAAAAAAGTGTTGGCAGAAGATAAGCTGCTGGCGTTGATGATGGAGATTATCGACGTTAAGGCTTGCTGTAACACGTTTGTTTACCAGCTGCGGAAGAATCATGCTTTGGCGTTTTTGGCTTATGCCAAAGCTAAGCGAGAAGTCATAAATAAAAATCTTGCAAGAGGGTACTACTTTACACCAGAAGATATTGACAAGTTGAACACTAATAAGTCAGAACTGTTTTGATATACAGTCAACTTTAGGAGGCAAGCAATGAAAATAAAGACAGAATTTTATTGTGATAATTTTCAAAATTTTAAACGGTATGGGATTCCCAAGGCACAGTTAGTAATTGCGGATATACCGTACAACCTTGGAGCAAATGCTTACGGATCTAATCCAATGTGGTATGTAGATGGCGATAATAAAAAAGGTGAAAGCAAATTTGCAGGTAAAGCTTTTTTCAATACAGATCATAATTTTAACATTTTTGTAATCGCTTATTAAAAAAAGAGCCTAAAGAAAAAGGGAAAGCTCCGTGCATGATAGTTTTTTGCTCATTTGAACAAATGCCGATGGTAATTCAGTATGCAGAAAAACATGGGTTTAAAAAACACATTCCTTTAATTTTCATCAAAAACTTTTCAGCACAGGTATTAAAAGCAAATATGCGTGTTGTTGGTGCTACTGAATACGCTTTGGTGTTATACAGGGAAAAACTACCGAAATTTAATAATAATGGAAAAATGATTTTTAATTGGTTTAACTGGGTAAAGGATACAAAAACATATCCTAAAATACATCCGACACAAAAGCCAGTTAATTTGTTGAAGCAGTTAATAACAATCTTTACAGACCCAAGTGACGTGGTTATAGATCCAGTAGCAGGGAGTGGGACAACATTAAGAGCGGCTATGGAATTAGGTAGAAACAGTTATGGATTTGAGTTATCTAAGGAGTTTTACAATAAAGCTAAAACCGAAATGCTCAAGCCGCAGAAATTTGAACAATTAGTTTGTTTTTAGTTAAAACGGCCGCGCATACTAACTATATACAAGCATAAAGGGAAGTATACCCCTGCGGAGGTGATTAGCCCGTAGGGGGGCGGCCTTTTAAATATAAGTTTGGAGTGGTTAAATGTGAAATCCTTGGATATAAAAGCCATGATGGCAATGATTAAAGATGAGCCGGAGGATCAATATATACCGGTATTAAAGTCAGTACTTCTGCAGGCTTTGACGGAACTCAAACATCTGCGTCGGAAAAATAGTCAGCTCGGCGGTAAAAATGCCCGGTTAAGGCGAGAGAAGAAAGCTCTAGAAATTATGTTATCGGCGGTAGTAATAAATGACGACGTGGAATGAACTGCCGGCACACCTTGTAAGTAAAATTCGTTCGGACAGCGTAACGGCGCCGGCGAATTTACCCGGGGCTGTACCTGTGCTGAAATATGGCAATGCAATAACTGAGGTTGACGGGATTCGCTTTGATAGCAGGAAAGAAGCAAAATATTATGAGGATTTACTTTGGCAGCAGCGTACCGGTGCAGTAAAAAGCATTGAATTACAGCCAAAATTTGTTTTACAGCCTGGCTACGAGGTCGCAGGTAAAAAGATAAGGCCGATTATTTACAAGACAGATTTCAAGGTAACAGAAGCTGACGGGCATATATATTACGTCGACACGAAAGGGATGCGGACGCAGGTGTATCTGATCAAAAAGAAGATGCTGCTATATCGTTACCCGGACATTGACTTTAGAGAAGTTTAAGGCGGTGGAGTAATGGAGAAAATTAAAAGTCTTGTAGGCATGGTATCGAAAAAGAAGTTTTTTTCGGCCTGCAAATGCTATAAAGATAATAGATATGGCGGCATTAATTGCGTTCGCCCACAACTTTCTATAGATGAAGAAAGTCATTTAATATTTTGCGACCGATGCGGTGCTATTGTAGATCCGTTTGCAGCAATGCTCATGGTCGCAATTTTTGAAAAACGGCAAAACCGTGAATGGGGTAGATACATGGAAAGTGCTAGACGGTTTTGGAAAATAGCCCACAGCTATAAACCATACAGAGTAGCACTTAAAGAAATGGAAAAGAATATGGGTCGGGGTAATAATGCTATGTTGCCCTGCTGCCCAAAATGTGACAGAGCATTTGATCCTGCAGATATCAAAGCGTATGTTAATAAAAAATATGTCTGCGACTAAGGCGGTGGAGTAGATGAAAGCGTATTGCTGTAAGGAGCGTGACGGTGATGAATACGCCGTTATTGTATACGGAAAACAAGAGGTCAAGCAAAACGAGAAGGGGCTAGCGAATTGGATATTGATTTTTTAGATGCCAACGTTAGCCGATTACCGTGGGCGGACGAATACGGCAGTATCAATAATCTTCCGTTAAAGGTCTACTTTGAAAACGGGTGGTTTTGTGAGTGCTGCAAGTGCGGAAGGCGTATCGACGTTACAAATGTTATTAACAATAGAGAGCAAGTTTAATATAGGGGATAATGTGCATGTGCCTAAGGGAGAATGTAAAGTACTTGGTGTCAAACTAGATTCTAAAGGTATCTTATATTTGCTTGAAAGTGCAGACGGTACGAGAGAATGGGTGCAAGAATATTGGGTTGTTGAGGGCGAACAAGAACATAAACACGAAGAGTTTAAGGAGGCTATTTTGAACCAACTCGTAGAAGACAGCATAAATCCTTTTGGAGCATTATTTAGGCGATTAAAAAAGAAAAGCTAGAAGGAGACTGATATGCTAATAGAACGGTATATTAAGCATGTAGAGCGGTACTTTTGGGATCGTAAGCAAATACAAAAAGTTGTTGATGAAGAAAAAGAGCAACGTACTGCAAGGAAAGGGCATACGGGCGGTGGGGGTCATGCTTTTATTAGTAATCCAACAGAAACAGCAGCATTAAAAAACATTGAGCCAGTACGTATGATATCGTTTGGATATGGACCATATCAGTCGATAATAATGAACCCGGATCTATGGCTTGAAGTTGTCGCAGAAACCTATAAGATACATGAGAATCAGCTTACTGGTAAAGTTATGTATCAAAAATATGAAAAAAGGAAGCCGATGAAAATAATTGCAGAATTAACCGGCGTAAATAGAGATACCTGTTATGAATTTCGTAAGGAGTTTCTCCGAGATGCTGTTGGTTTGGCATTGAAAAAAGGTTTGATAAAATAAAAAAGTTTCCGACATATTACCTGTTTTGATGAGTTAAAATAGTATTGTAAGTAAGTGGGCTTACAACAAAGCCCGTGTAGCTCAGACCACGGGTACGGCATAGATGGGGAACACCTATCCACGCTTAAAGGTGCGTGTGTTGTTTGGGTAATCCGGCAACTGCTCGACCCTGCCGTTGGGGTGATACAGCGGCATATTTAATTGAGGTACTAACATGTTAAAGCAAACATTAATGTTTTTAGTAGCCCTAACCTTGATAGAGGGATATTGGAAGGCTGTAGAAAGAGCTATAGACGGCTATGT